GCCCGTGCTCTTGCACAACAGGCTCAGGCTGCTCAGGCTGCCCGTGAGCGTCTTGCTGGTCGTGTTGATGCTAACGCTGCCAATCGTCCGGTACGTCCTACGCCTGAGGTTTCCCCTGATCCTGCTATCGCTGATGCTGCCCGCAAGGCTGCCTCGAAGGCCCGCTTGGTTGCCAAAGAGAACGCAGCGATGAAAGACGCCCCTGCACGTGCTTCCGCAAGGACCGCACAGGAGACTCAGAAGAAGGTTGAATCTATCTCTGCTGGCGACTTCACAGGTCTGGACGATGCACACCCACGCTTGCAACACATGCTTGCGTACGTGGATCACCCTGGTATTGCTGAAGTTAAGGCTGCCATCTCTGATATTGCCAAGACGAATCCTGACCTAGGGGCCACGGCAGTCCAGTTGATGACCCCAGGCGCGAAGAAGACCAACTTCTACCCGCTCCAGAAGGAATTGCAGCGTAGGTTTGCCACTAAGCAGCCGACTGCAGAAGAGCTTGCGAAGATCCCCGGTGCTCCCAAGGCTCCTGAAGTATCCCAAGGTGCTCTCTCGGAGTCCCCTGGTGCCGGCGCACTGACCGTTGAAGATGAACTCCGCAAGATCGCCTACCAAGGTGGTAAGCAGAACCGTCAGAACTACGCCAAAGAGGTGTTTGAGGCTGCTCCCACGGAGTCCACACGTACCGCAGTGGCGAAACTCTCAACCCTGAAGACTCCTGAGGCTCGAGAAGCACTCTTTAACTCGATCCACGCGTCTGCAACTGATGCGGAGAAGAAGTTTATGGATCAGAAGGTAAAACACATGATCCATTACAGGAAACCTGAATGAAAGTAACAGAAATGTTGTCCCTACTCTCGGCGTTTGATGAAGTCTACGCGTCGAGTTATCTAACCCACAAAGAAAAGGCTGTCATCGGTACCGAAGTGCTCCTTCGGCTCCCCCATGTCGGCCTGTTTGAAGCGTCAGACGACACCTTGAAAGCAGTAGTCCGCTCGATAGGTGACCGCGTAGCCCAATTGGAGGAAACCGATGGATTCAACGGACGCACCGGCAACGCCCAAGAAAAGCCCGCGAAAGAAGCGCCAAAAGGAAGCACCACGAACCCCAAAGGGTCAAGGGTACTTCGCGGAGCTTCAAAAGACGCCTGAGGGACGTGCCCAAATGGCTGAATGGCTTAAGAGAGCCCATGCCAAAGCGGGCCGTCCCAAGGGAGCCACTGACGGGTACTCTAAGTACCGCAGAGACAAAATGATCGCTGAGGCTACGGCTGAGGCAAAGGTGATAGTGAAACGTATGGAAGAAAAAGGCATTGTCATTCCCAAGGATGCAGCCGCACGGGAAGCCTTCGAAACCGTGGTTACCGAAATGCGCCGAAAGGATCTTCTGCCCAAGGACAAGCTTGCGTTCGCGCGGACTGTTCTTGAGTGGTCGATGGCTAAACCCGCAGCGGAATCCACGGTAACCGTGAAGAAGGCTGAGGATTTCTTGGACGAGATCGCAGGAGATATGTAACGCTATGCAAAGAGAGGTCCGCAAGCGTTTGTTTGAGGACTTCGAATTCTACGCGAAACACGCTCTGAAGATACGAACCAAAGAGGGGACCATTGCGCCCCTCGTCCTTAACGCCGCTCAAAAGATATTCATCAAAGTTGTCATCAGGCAACTCCAAACAACCGGGAAGGTTCGGGTTGTAGTCCTCAAAGGACGACAGCAGGGTCTTTCCACCATCATTGAAGGCATCATCTACTGGTGGACCAGCCAACACAAGGCTGTCAAATCCATCGTTATGACCCACCAGGGGGAAAGTACTAAAGCCTTGTTCGACATGAGCAAGCGGTACCACGAGTCCTGTCCTGATGTCCTCAAGCCCCACACCAAGTATTCATCCCGGAAAGAACTGGCCTTTGACCTGCTTGATAGCTCCTACATGGTGGCTACTGCAGGTGGCGAGGGTGTTGGTCGTGGCGAAACGATTCAGTTAGCCCACCTCTCCGAAGCAGCCTTCTATCCCCCGGCAACCGCTAGGGACAACATCAACGGCCTGATGCAAGCCATCCCGAACTCCCCAGGAACCTTCGTGTTCATTGAGAGTACCGCTAATGGCATCGGCAACCCCTACCATGAAATATGGACCAACGCGGTTAATGGGACTAACGAGTACGAGGCGGTATTCATCCCTTGGTTCATCCAGAAGGAATACCGCATGGAGGTCCCAGCGGGTTTCGAAAGGACCCCGGAGGAAGATGAGCTAGTCAAGAAGTACAGCCTAGACGACCAGCAGTTAATGTTCCGCCGTCGCAAGATCGCAGTCAACGGCCTGGAAATGTTTCAGCAAGAGTATCCGTGCCACGCTGATGAGGCCTTCCTGACATCCGGGCGTCCCGTTTTCAATCCTCAGCAACTCCAGGGGTTGATCGAGAAGTCTCCAGAGATTGTATCCAGACTGGAGCTTGTAACTGACGATTTCGAAGAATCCCCACGTGGTTCCTTGATTCTCTACCAGCACGTCAACCCAGGGGAGACCTACTATATTGGGGCTGACGTGGCTATGGGCGTACGTGGGGGAGACTGGTCTGTCGCACAGATCCTCGACTCCAAGAAGCAGCAAGTGGGTATCTATAGGTCCCAGGTTCACCCTGATTACTTCGCCACCGTCCTAGAGAAACTTGGGTACTTCTTCAATACTGCCAAGATTGCTGTGGAATCTAACAACCACGGCATCTTGACGTGTACACGCCTTGGTAAAGACCTAGCCTATCCGAACATCTATTTCGAAACCTCCGTTGATAAGCAGACGGAGAACGAGACGGTGACCTATGGCTTCCGCACTACGGTCAAGACCAAGCCCCTCATTATCGACAAGCTACGCCAAGCCTTCCGTGAGAACTCAATCACTGTGAATGACAAGCTCACCCTCCGTGAGTGTCAGACATATGTAGTGACTGATGACGGGAAGCTAGAGGCTGAATCAGGCTGCTTCGATGACGCGGTGATGAGTCTCGCTATTTGCAATTTCATACATGACGGACATTTTGTACCTATCGAGGTCACGTCAGATTACTACATTGAGATGATTTAAATTTATGGCTAAAGCTTCTGACAAGTTCAAGCCTGTGTCAAAGGATGAGCTAAAGGTTTTAGTGGAACGGCAGATTAAGTCCTCGTCCGCCTACTACGACTCGAAGCTCTCCGAAGAGCGGCAGAACGTCTTGGAATATTACCAGGGTGTCAAGCCTAAGCCCGCTCACTCAGGTAATTCAAAATATGTAAGTATGGATGTCTACGATGCTGTGGAATCCATGAAAGCAGTACTGTTGGAAACCTTCAGTTCCGGCAACCGCATAGTCTCCTTCGACCCGCAGACTCCAGACGACGTTGAGTCAATGCGGATTGCTACGGAGTTTGCCGACTACGTTGTCCACCGCCAGAACGAATCCTATAACATCTTCTCCCAACTGATCCATGACGGCCTTATCGCACGCTGCGGTATCGTCAAGATTTGGTGGGATGAGTGTGAAGAGGACGTAGTTGAAGAGTTCAACAACATCACGATTGAAGAGTGCGACGTACTGGCCTCACAGCCTGACGTAAAGAGCATCGACATTCAACACGATGAAGAGACGGGCCTGTGCGAAGGAACCCTCACGCGCACTGTGGATCGCTCTCAGGTCCGGTACATCAACGTACCCCCTGAAGAGTTCCTGATCACCTCTACGAGTACCTCGATTGCCGAAGCACCCTTCGTAGCCCATAGAACCCGTAAGACCAAGTCGGACCTCCTAGAGGCTGGCTACGATCCCAAGAAGATTGCTGAGATCGGCGGTGAGGGTACCTACGATGACCTGAGCCAAGCCCCGGAGAAGATCACACGCTTCGATGACATTGGGGCCTCCCTGCTCAATGAGGATGACTCGGAACTCCAAGAGGCCTCCACGGGTGTCCTGGTGCACGAGTGCTATATGTACCTCGATATGAAGGGTACAGGCCGTACGAAGCTCTGGAAGATCACGATGGCTGGCTCCGTGGTCCTCGATAAAGAGCAGGTAGACAAGAAGCCGTTCCTGCACTTCTGTCCGAACCCAGTGCCCCATGCGTTCTATGGTTCCAACTATGGTGCCCGTGTAATCCCCACGCAGAACGCTCGTACAGTCCTCACACGCGGCATCCTGGACCACACGGTCATCACCAACAACCCCCGCATGATGGTTGTGAAGGGTGCCCTCTCGAATCCCAAGGAACTCCTTGAGAACCGTGTTGGTGGTTTGGTCAACGTCACGCGCCCTGATGGTCTCCTCCCGCTTCCCCAGGCTGGCCTCAACCCCTACGTATTCCAGACGCTCCAGCTTCTCGATGAGGAGAAGGAGGAGGTCACTGGGGTATCCAAGCTGTCCCAAGGGTTGAATAAGGATGCCCTGAGCAAGCAGAACTCTCAAGGCATGGTCGAGGGCCTGGTGTCCCTGTCGCAACAACGCGAGAAGATCATCGCTCGGAACTTCGCTAACCAGTTCATCAAGCCTCTCTACCTCGAGGTTTATCGTCTGGTCCTTGCGAACGAGAAGAAAGATAAGGTCATCCGTGTTGCTGGCAACTTCGTCCCTGTAAAGGTTGAAGAGTGGGATGAGGATGTTACCTGCACCGTGGAACTCCACCTTGGAGCCTCTGCGCAAGCTCAGGAAGCACAGAAGTACATCCAGGTTCACGCGGCTCTTGCACAGGACCCTGCGAACGCT